ATAATTATTTTGTTGACAGTTTGTTGACAAAAAATCAGATAAATCTGATAAAATATAAAATTTTAATTTAAATATTATTTTTATAGTATATTAATTTACAAAATGTTTACAGATAAATCTGATAAAATTAAACAAAATTATTTTTGTAAAAATTGTAACTATAATACATTTGATAAACGTGATTATAATAAACATTTATTAACAGCAAAACATAAAAATAATACATTTGTTGACATTTCGTTTACAGATTTTTCAAAAAAATCTGAAATTAAAGAATCTTTAATATTTACATGTAATTGTGGTAAAATTTATAAAAGCAGACAAGGTTTATATTCACATAAAAAAAAATGTAATATTATTAAAGAAGAAACTACAAATGTTACAGTTAATGAATCTAATGATGAATTAAAAAATTTAGTATGTAAACTTATAACAGAAAATAATGAAATAAAAAATACTATTATTAAAGAAAATCAAGAATTAAGAGCACAAGTAAATGAACTAATACCAAAAGTTGGTAATAATAATAAAACACTTAATCAAAAATTCAATATTCAAGTATTTCTAAATGAAAAATGTAAAGATGCTATTAATATGAGTGATTTTGTAAAATCAATTGAAGTAAGTTTAGAACAGTTAGATTTTATTAAAAAGAAAGGTTTAACACAAGGACTAAGTAATGCAATTGTAGAAAATATGAATAAACTTAGTATATATCAAAGACCAATGCATTGTACAGATGTTAAAAGGGAAACATTATATATTAAAGATGAAAATAAATGGAATAAAAATAAATCTAGAGAGAAAATAGAAGATGCAATAAAGAAAACATCTACAAAAAATTATAATGCATTACAAAAATGGAAAAATATAAATCCTGATTTTTTAGAAAATGAAAAAAAACAGGATTATTTTACAAAAACTGTTAGTGTAATTGGAAAATCTACTTTAGATGTAAATGATAAAATTATTAAAAATTTATGTAAAGAAACATATATTAAACCCTACAATTAAATATATTTTATAATAATTATATTAAATAAAATTTTATTAAAATTTTAATTATTATGTTTTTATTATTATATTTGATAAATCTTGACTTATTATTATACTTGATAAATCTTGACTAATTATTATATTTGATAAATCTTTACTAATTACTATATTTGATAATTTATTATTATTATTATTATTTTTATTATTTTTATTATTTTTATTATTATATTTTTCTTTAAGTTCATCTAATTTATATTTTTTAATTAATTCTATTTTTTCTTCTTTTAAATTATTTATTGCAACTCTTTTTAAATAAATAGTATAATCACTATCTATTAATTGTTTTTCTATTTCTGTATTACTTTCTAGGTATTCTTGATATATATTTTTATTAAAATGTTCTTTTAATGATAATAATGATTTTTGATCAATACAAAAATATAAATCTTCTTTTACACCTTTCATTTTTGCTACTGTAGCTATACATTTTTCTGTGGATCTTGTAATATTTTCTATCTTTTCTTCATATTTATTAAATTTTATAATTGATGCTATTAATGTTATTAGTGAACTTAATAATAAAGGAATAAAATTTATTAAACTATTTGTTGTTTCACTTATATCTAGTTTTATACTATTTAAAAATGCTTCTACTAATGTTAGTAATGTTGCAAAATATATTATCATAATACTATATTTTTTGAAACTATATTTCAAATCTTCAAATTTATAATTAACATATCTCATTCTTTTATCTAATTTACTAATTTTGCTTTGTATATGATCATTAAAATCTTTTTTATCATATTCAAATGAATCATTATCTATTAAATTTGTTGATAAATTCTCAAATATATCTTCAATATCATTATTTATTTCACTCATCAAGTATTAATTATATAATATTCATTTTAATTTTTCTTTATAAATTTCCATTTATTATTATCTTTGTCATAAACTGCTCTATAATTAAAATCATTTTTTTCATCCATATTTTCTAATTCAAATTTTTTTGAAAATTTAACTATTTGATTCATATACTCATTAATTTCTGATTTAAATTTTATTTTTCTTTCATTTAAATTTAATATTATTAATCGTTTATTATCATCTATACTTTCTTTTTTTTTCCTTTTTTCTTCAAATTCTTTTTTATATTTTATTAATTCTTCCAAAATATTATTATATGATATACTAATCAAAATAATTTGTTCAATTAAAGTATTATATTTTATTTGTTCTTGTGATAAAACATAATTTTCAAAATTTATTCTTTCATGTCGACTATTACTAGATTCTGTACCAAATCTAATATTATAATTATCATCTGAATTATTATCTTTGTTATAAAATCTAAATGGATCTTTATTCATAATTATATAATAATTATATAATAATTATATAATTATATAATTATTATATAATTATTATCTAGTAAATATGCATTTATATCCATGTTTATATAGAATAACAGCGGCTTCATGTGGTGCTTTGACTAGTATACCATTAGATATTTTACAAACTAATATATTAAATAATAATAAAATTATTAAATTTAATTTGGAAGAATTAAAAATTTTTTTTTTAATGATAACATTATTTTCTGTTCAAAATATAATATATAATTGGAGTGGGTTTTTAAAAAATAAATCATATAGAAGTATATTATCAGGATTATCCTCTGTACCATTTTATATCTTTTTAGAAACAAAAAAAATAAATACAAGATTGGCTTTATATCCAAAATATAATAAATTAATTTTTTGGATTATAGTTAGACAAATAATAGTATTTGTAACATTATATAATATTATTGAATTAAATATTATGTATTCTAAATTTATTGGTGCATTATTAGCAAATAGTTTTGGTTTTCCACTTCGTATATTGGCAATTAAAGAAGCATATCCTAGTTTAAATTTAAATTCAAATAATATTAAGAAAACAGGATTATTAGAAATAATAAAATCTTCATTGTCGGATGGAATAACATTATATTTGATATATAATTTTAAACATAGTCCATTTAAAAAAATATAATTATACTTTTTCATCATTATTTATAATAGTCCCTTCTATTGTTTCTGTTTGTGGTAATAATATATATTTATGTTTTTTCATACTCTTTATAACACAACAATATAATGTAGAAAAAAATGTTAAACTGAATAATGTTATAAACTTATTAGTATAAATATTTTCTACTAATAAATTTAAATAATATTCATCTACAATATAAAAATTATAATCTATTATATCCATTGATTCCATTATTTATATATACTAATAATAATATAATTATAATTATAATTATATTATTTATTTAAAGCCCATTGCTGGATTCGAACCAGCGACCTTCGCATTACAAGTGCGATGCTCTACCAACTAAGCTAAATGGGCTAAAATGGAGATGCCGGGTTTCGATCCCGGTACCTCCCGCATGCAAAGCGGGCGATCTACCAATTGATCTACATCCCCAAATAAAAAAAACGACACCGACGAGATTCGAACTCGCGAGGGCAGAGCCCAATGGATTAGCAGTCCATCGCCTTAACCACTCGGCCACGGTGTCATTAAAAACGGTGGTAGCAGGGTTCGAACCTGCGCGGGCTGTGCCCAACAGATTTCAAGTCTGTCTCCTTAACCACTCGGACATACCACCACATATATATTATAGATTATTTATTTAAGTTATTAATTTTATTTAATATTTTATTAAATTTATAATAAATTATTAATTATATATATTTATGGAAGGAGCATGTATATATATAAATTCTTTTCATGATCCTGTATTAATAATGTATAAAGAATATATTAGTAGTCAGATTTTTTTATTATTATATACAAATTATCAATTACATTATAGTTTTACAAATTCAAAAAATTTAACAAATATTATTCCAATTGACTGTATTCATATTTTAACAAAACTTCCATTTGATTATTCTTCTATAAAAAATACAATTGACATATGGAAATATAATGCTATTAATGCTTTAAAAAATTATAAAACAGAAAATTCTAAAACAGAAAATTCTAAAACAGAAAATTCTAAAACAGAAAATTATAAAACAGAAAATTCTAAAACAGAAAATTCTAAAACAGAAAATTCTAAAACAGAAAATTATAATAAATATAAAAATTCTAAAACAGATTTTTATAAAAAATTTTTAATTTAGATATTAACTGTAAAAATATTATAATTTTATTATTTAAACAATGTCTTATGTATATTTTATTAAGTCAACAAATGGGTCTACATATATTGGTGCTACTGTAAATTTAGATAAACGTATTAGACAACATAATAAAGAAATAAAAGGAGGTGCAGTAGCAACATCTAATAAAGTATTACAAGGAGAAATATGGAGTTATTATTGTTATGTTGAAAATTTTCCTTCATATAATGAAGCTTTAAAATTTGAATGGAGATGGAAACAAATATCAAGACAATTACAAAAAAAAAATCCATCACAAAAACCAATAGAAAAAAGATTAGAGGCTCTAAATATATTATTATCTTTAGATAAATCTACTTCAAAAGCAATTCCATATGATAAATGGGACTTAAAACCAAATGTTGTATATATTTAAACCTATTGTAAAATACAGATTTCACCATTTTCATTAGTATAACATAATTTTTTTAATTTATAATTTTTACGTTTTAATGTAAAATCAATAGTTTTTAGACAACATTCGCATGGTTTTGCATTCATTAATTTATTTCCAATATTGTTTGTTCGAAATACTATAAGATTTATTGTAGAAATTTTTTCTGATTTTTTCAATTGATTAACACAATCTACTTCTGCATGAATACAATCTTTATTTTTTTCAGATGCTTTATTATTAAGATTATATTGATTATGTCCAAACGCATAAAACACACTGATGATTTAATTTTGGTGAGAACGCGACACATCCAATTTTAGCTTTTCCATTATCTTTATTTTCAATATTTGCACGCAAAGGAACATATGTATTCAAAATATTATTAATTGTCATTAATATAAATATTATGTATTACGTATTATGTATTATATATTATTTATTATATATAATATATAAATTTAAATCAATTTTATTTTTGCTTTTAAAATAATTAAAGCAAACAATTTACAATATCATGATACAATTGTAAAATATGTGAACCCATAGAATCACCTTCTTGTGAAAATTGTATTAAAAACAATATTATTGATTTTTTATTTTCTATTGGTAATAAATTATTATTTAAAATACAATTAATTAATATATCATTTGTATGTAATATATATCCACCTAATCCATCTACTTTTGTCAAAAATCCAGTAATACTTTTTACTACTGTTTCACTTTGATCTTCATTTAAAAATTTTGTATATTTATCTAAATAGTCTGGACATACATTATAATTCATAACAATTGAGTTAATCTTATTTTTTTTATATTTTATTATTTTATTACTATTATAATTAAAAGCATCTATTTGAAATATATTTAAAAATATAAATATTTTTAAGAAAAAATTAATCATTTAAATATAAAACTATTTTACTTTTTATATTAAATTAATTTTAAATATTTTAAATTGATGCTTTTAATTAAAATTTATTCTAATATTTTGTGAACCATTATTTGGTAATCCTGTTATTATTGTTTTTACATTTGCAACTCCATTAACTATTTCTGTTGTTTTTTCTATTCTTTGACCATTTATTATTGATACTGTTGTTGAACGAATTACGCTATTACCTCTATTTCCAAAATTAAAAGTTCTTGGGTCTCTTAAATTTGCATTTATGTTTGAAGAAAATAAATCTCCATTCATATTCATATTCATATTAAAAAATTGTTTAAATAATTCATTTGGATCAATATTTCCTCTTCTAAAAGTTGAATTTATATTATTATTTTGTTTTTCTGGATTCATAATTATATCATATGCTTCTGCAATTTTTTTAAATTTTTCTTCTGCTAATTTTTTTTCCTCAGGACTAGAATCATTTTGTTTATCAGGATGATATTTAATTGCTAATTTTCTATATGCCTTCTTAACTTCATCTTTAGACGAATTTGGTTGTATATCTAAAATTTTATAACATTCTTCAAGTTGCATTTTATTAATAATATATATTTTAAATTTAAATTTAAATAATTTATTTAAATAAAATTAAAACTTTTTTTTACTGTATTTGGTGAACGTATATTTGCTAAATTTGGTCTCCAATTATTTATTATTTTTAAAGGAGAACCAGGAAAATCTTTAAATAATAAAGTACGTTTATCTATTTTTCTATTATATTCAGTTTTACAATTAATTATTTCATCTAATCTCTCTAATAATTCATTTTTAATTATTAAAAATTCTATAAATTCATCAATACATAATAATCCATCACCATTTAAATCAGCTTGTGAAAACATTTCTTGAATATTATTATAATCACTAATATGAAATTTTAGCATAAGTAATTTAAATTCATTTATATCTATTACATTATTATTATCATTATCAATAGTGCAAAATAATTTAATCAAATTTTTTTTATATTTTTGAGATATCTCTCTTTTTTTTGAATCAAAAATTATTGTTAATTCATTTTCTTTAATTAATTTATACATTTCTTGATATTCTTCATTATTTATCCAATTAAATTTTGCTTTTAATATTTTATAAAATTCTTTTTTTCTAATATTTATATCATTGATTTTTTGTTCATCACAAAATATTTCATATAATTTTTTTATTTCTTTCTTACGAAAATATGGTATATTAATTAACATATTAATAATATAAATATATATATATAATTTTATTTATATATGATTATTACACGATATAAAATTAATATTACAAGAAATAAAGTTAAAAAATATCTTGAAAATCAAAAAAAACTAAAAAATAAATCAAAATTATATAAAATTGGTTGTTTTATAACAAGATCTAAAAATATTAAAATAGATTATGAGAGAAAATTAATAAATAATATTTATTTTATAACAAATATAATTGATAATCATTGGGCAGAAACAGATTTTAAAGCAATTTATATTAATAACATTAAAAAATATAGTAAAACTTCACTTTATTATACAATTTTACATGAAGTATTACATAATATGATAAAAAGATATGATAATAATAATCTATCTGAACATTTAGAACATAAATTTATGTATTTATTAAATAAAAAATTAATTTAAAAATAAAATTGATAAATATGTTTTAAATAAGTATTTTAAACAATTAACTTTATATTAATAATAAAATGTTTAACCTTATGGATGCTATTTATTATGTTACAGGATATAATAATTATTATTTTAATGAATATAAAAAAGTACTGGAATTTATTCCATCTAATAAAGAAAAAATATTTAATCAATGTTTAGATAATCAAAATATTCTTATTTCTTGTATTACTAAATTTGTATCAGAAAATTCTTGTGAAAAATATATTGTATCTTTATCCGGCGGTGTTGATTCAATGGTTTTAGTAACAATTTTAAAATATATTGGTTGTAATGTTATTGGAATTCATATTAATTATAATAATCGTGTAGAAACAAAACAAGAACAAGATTTTCTTGAAAAATGGTGTAACTATAATGGAATTAAATTATATGTAAAAGAGATTGAAAATGTAAAACGTAATCAAATTAAAAGATCTGATTATGAAGCAATTACAAAGAAAATCCGTTTTGATTTTTATAAAGAAGTAATGAATAAAGAAGATACTTATTTAATTTTACTTGGACATCATAAAGATGATATTGTAGAAAATATTTTTGCAAATGTATGTCGAGGACGTAATATTTTAGATCTTGCTGTTATCAGAAATACATGTATTATTGAAGATGTAAATATTGGTCGTCCAATGTTGGATTTTTATAAAAGTACTATTTATGAATTTGCTAAAACATATCAAGTACCATATTTTAAAGATACAACACCTGAATGGTCTGTACGAGGTAAATATCGTAATCAAATTTATCCATTAATTGAAGATGTTTTTACAAATAATATTAAAGAAAATCTAATTAAATTAAGTAATCAATCTGATCAATGGAATGAATTAGTTCAAACTATGATTATTCAGCCATATATGAAAACATTGAAATATAGTGAAAATTCGGTAGAATTTAATGTGGAAAATTATATTACGTATCCAATTGCTTTTTGGACTACAATTTTTAGTAATATATTCTTTAAATTTGGAAAGAGTTGTCCATCACAAAAAGCAATTCAAGTTTTTATGAATTCTATTCAAATTAAAAATGTATCTTATGTTTCATTATCTAATTCATGTGTATGTAGAAATAAAAATTTTAATGTTAAAATTGAATTTAAATTAAAAATTTAAAATAGTATCAAAATTGAATTTAAAGTTAAAATTTAAAATTTAAAATTTAAAATTTAAAATAGTAATAAAATAGTAATAATTTTTTTGAGAAATTTAAAATATTTTTTTATTATATAAAAAATGAGCAGCGAAACTTTTTCTATTGCAATCAATGGTAATTCTAATGATTCTAACTTAGTAGTATCTTCTACAAATGGTGCAATTACTGATGGTATTGCTAGTGGTCCTGCTGGTCCTGCTGGTCCTGCTGGTCCAAGTGGTTTAAAAGTTAGTGGATTTAATAATAAAAGTCATTTAGAAACAAATTTAAAAAATATGTTAGAAAGTAAAGTTAATAAACCAAATGGTGGTGAAAGTACACCATGGGCAGTGTATACAGCAATGTGTGGAGATGATAAAGTATCAGTATCTGTTGGTTATGATGCCGATTATACAGATCTTTCAGGTGGTGTACAAGATACTACAAGACCAGCAAGTGAAGACACTATTATGAGAATATATTCACAAACAAAAGCAATTACAAAAGCTGCTATGATGTGTATGGAACGTGATAATCTTCTTCATCATACTGATCCTATTAAAAAACATTTAGTTGATTTTAGTGGTGTTGCTTTGAAAGTTATTCGCCCTGGTAAATGTGTTGATGTATCAGGTGTTACTGTTGATAGTGCATTTGATAAATTTCATTCTAAAATAAAAGCTTCCGCAAATAATGTTATTGATTTAACTAACTATGATATTTCTGCAGCTATTGCAGCAAATGGAAATAATGGACTTGTTGTAAATCAAAATTATGCTATGACTGTTGGATCTTCCCGTGTTTATTTTGAATTGGAAGATGCTGTTAGAGATGTAACATTAACACATCTTTCTACTCATACATCCGGTTTAAATAATTATAATCCATTATGGGCATTTACTTTAGTTAATTTAGAAGGTAATAAAGTCAATTCTAATGTAATTCAAAGAGTATTACAAGCAACTACTGGAGATTCACAAGCATGGGGCTCACCTGGTTGGCCAGCTTCTATTATTGCTAGTGCAGCAAAGACGGGTTTATTAACTCATCAACCAGGTGAACAATTTGCATATAGTGTTGATAATGATATGCAAGGTGAATTATTAACTCGTGTATATAGATTACATAAAAATGATTCTTCATTAGATCAACAAGATATGTTAAATGAGATTTTATTTAATCATTTAGGTATGATTGATACATTTTATTACAGAGTTCCTGGTCATTCTAGATTTGCATTAAACTTTGAATCATATATGCCTGCTGTAAATTTTGCTGGTGCTGGCAGTAATGTTGGTTGGGTACCACGTGGTGGAGGTAAAAAACGTCTTTCAGAAGTTATTGCTTCTGGATCTCCTCTTGATTCATTTACAACTTTTATGGATGTTAAAGGATGGTATCTTTCTGGCGGAGGTGGATTAATGTCAACTGCAAAAGAATATTTAATATTTTTACGCTTTTTAATGACAGGACTTGATAAAAATGGAGATGTTTTAGTACCAAAATCGTTATTAAATAGATATGTAAGAGAGGTTAAACAATCTTATGGTGCAGATGAATTTGATTTAGGACCGGGTTATGGATACGGTGTTAATTGGGATTATTATACATCTTCATTAATTGCTAGAATTCTTCCAGATGGAAGAGTATTTGATGAAGATCTTGATTTAACCCCATCTGATTTAACTAATAATCGTAATTCATTTTATGATAGTGACACTGTATTATGGGGTGGAGCTGCTGGAACAGGTTGGGTTCTAGACTTTACAAATGACTCTTGTCATCATAGTGTTATTCAACGCAGTGGTGGTGATACTGCATATAACAGAGAAACTAGTGCTGGTTATAGAAATTTTATAATACATGAAGGTTTACGTTTATGCCAAAATAATATGAAAGGAGAAGGTGATTATGTTACAAATAATGTTGCATTTGAAAGATCTGTTGCTGATGAATTATACAAATTAAAAACTACAGATACAAATAATTTAAAATTATTACAAGCTAATATGTCAGCACCTGGTAATGGTTATGGTCGTCCTTTATATTGTCCTGTTAAAGAAAATGATGGTATTTTACATGGTAGCATTTGTGTTCCTTCAAAAATCGCCAAAAATATTGCAGATAGTTCACAATATGTATCATTATTCAAATTAATCAAATATTGGTTAGAAGCACCAATGGATACATCCGCAAATAGAAAAATGGTTGGAGATTTAGGTTCTTCTATTACCACTTTTATTGGTAATAATGTTGGTAAAAATTCACCATGGAAAGAATATGCATTAAGATTTGGAGAAAAAGTAGGTAAAGACGATGCTGTAACAAAGAAATTATGGGATTTATATGCATTAGGTAATGGATGTGTTTGTACTTCAACATCTCCTGTATGTTGTATATATACACCTTTCTGTAATATGATAGGATTTTATTATTTGAGTGTAGGTAATGTATTTCCACATAAAGCATTTAGAATAGATCAATTATTTCAACCATGGTCAGATATATCTAATTCATTAAATGTACGAGCAATATATACATCAAATGATGATACTAAACCAGCTATGCAATTTTGGATGAGTGCATATAAAATATGGAGTGCAGACGGTAAAAAACCTCTACGTTTCCATGTTAATAAAGACGGTATGCCCACTAGATTTAGACCACATAAAGATAATGCAAAAATGGAATATTTAATAGATAATGGTTATACAGGCATTACTAAAGATGAATATAATGCAGAAAAAAGTTGGTTAAATAGATGCACTAAAAGTGATTATTGCTATAGCACAAGTAAAATTCCTATAACTGAAGTTATTGATACATCTGCTATGACTTTTACTACTGATGAAGTTGTTAATGCAGAAACAGTATCTGCAAAAGAATATTTTGAAGCATTCCAAGATAGTTATCAATATGCGTTAGGTATGACTGATCTTTTCTTATTAGGTCAATATAATTTAGATGTAAGCGCTTCAAATAATAATTTACCAGAAGAATTATCACAATTAACTGCATCAGAATGGGATACAAAAGTAAAAGGTGATGAACATTTAAAATATGCTGTTTATGAACTAAAACCACACAAAGCATTTTTTGATAATAGTGGAAATACAAAATCATCTCCACCTACTTTAGCTGATTTTAGCAATAACGCAACTAAAATTAATGGTTCTCTTTTCCATGGACCAAATAATATAAGAGAACAAAGTGTAACTACTAATTCCCCTTCTGCTAATCTTCCAACACATCAATTTGATGATCTTTCATATGCAACATGGACAGTACAACTAATGGGAGCTTTAACACAAGTAAACATTTTAACATTTTTTATAGGAGTTCAACCAGGAGAACCAATAAGTGTTCTTCATTACAATGTTTTAGTTAGATATGCACCATCATTTCAAACATTCGGTGTAGATTTACTTTCATTAGTAGGAAAAAGTGCTACTCAGCCAGTTGCTGCAAATAATTTAACTTTTATTAAAACAGTAACCAATCATGATGCATTTTTAACATGTTGTGTGGATGGTACAATGACAGGAGCTCAATATAATGGTTATGGTAAAACATTTATAGAATTACCATGTTCAAAACCATACTTAAATACAGCAAATAGACCTTTCAAATTTTCTGGTATGGGTAATAAATTAATAAACCAAGGTGAAATAACATTAAATTGTCCCAAATATGATGTTGAAGGTGATTTATCACATGTTTCATTAGCTGTAGTCAATTCTGATAGTGTAGATTTCACATATCCAGGTACTCGTGTACCTTGCCCAGCTGGTAAATTTTCTGAACTTATATCTAATGCTGGTAGTGATACTTTAGATCCATATGTTGCTGATGTTTTTGAACAACATGTTGATCCTAATTATCCAAATGAAACATTTGCAAATGGATATTATAATCAATATGTTAAACTAAGAAAATTTTTAGATGCAAGAAAAGATATAAAATCATTAGTATACGATAGACTAATGATGGCTAATTGTGTTATTAGTCAAAAAGATTTAACAGAAAAATTAGATATTACCGATTTTAATATTTCAGGTTCAGAAACACTTTCTGATGTAATAACTAAAATACAATCATTCAATTATGGTACTGCCTTTGCACCAATTGTAAAAACAGAATAATTAAAAAATATTTTAAATAAATAGTAAATTATAGTGAATAAGAAATGAAAGCATTAGAAATATATAAAAATGAATTGATTTAATTATTTAAATATTATTTATTACTAATAAATTAATTAGTAATAAATAAATAATAATGATGCCAATATATTTAAAAAGATTAGGCAAAGAAATAGAGTTATTTAATAATAAAAAAAATTTTGATAAATACAATAAAAATATTCAAAATTTTTATAATAATTTAAATATAATAGAATACATATCAGATAATAATGTTACCTTTTTAGATTTTAAAGATAATAATAATAATTTATTATTAACACTAAAAGTATCAAACTATTATCCTTTTAAACCATATGAATTTGTTTACAATAATATTACTAATAAATTAAATAAATATAATTCATACTTTAAAAATATACAATTATTAAATGAAAAAAAGATCTTTGATCCAAATATTCTTAAATTTTTTTTTATTTTACAATATGGATTCAAATCTAAATTTATTAATTTAAAACATAATGATTGTTATTGTTGTAATAGTCTATATTGTTTAAAAAATTGGAATCCATCATTTACGTTTGAAGATATAATAATTGAATATATGGAAATAAAATTTATAACAAAATATAGTAAACCATATACTTATTTATATATTCTTAATATATATCATAATTTTTTAAATATAATTTTGAACAAAATACCTCAAGATATAATAGATATAATTTTACAATATTCTTTTTATAAAATTTATTAGATATTAAATTTAAATTACTATATCCATTTTGCCTAATTAATTGTGGAGGATAATTTTTCAATATATTAAACATATTAAACATATTTAATATATTAAATTTTTTTTCAATTTAAATTTAATATATTGAAAAAATATTTATAAAATTACTATATAATAATGGAAAATTTATGGATTATTTTAAGTAATAATTGCATGTTTTTTGACAGCTTTAAAAGTTAGTTTATTTAATTTTATTAGTTCATTAAAAGAAAATAGTTTATTATTAGTAAGTTTATTTTATTTATGTGCTGGATTAATTGGTTTAATATTTTTTATATTTACTAATAAATCAAAAATAAATATAAATTATGATTTTAAAACAATAGGATTGATAACATTTACAGGATTTATATTATTAATAACAACAACATTAATTATATATTTATTAAAAATAACACCAATTATGTCATATGCTCATAGTATTATAACAAGTTATTTAATATTTAAACAAAAATTTAATAAATTTACATTATTTGGTATGTTATTATCATTGATTGGTATAACAATTGTAATAATGAATAAGTAAAAAATATTTATATATTATCTATTTTCTTCGTATAAATTTATTATTGAAGGAGAATAGACATTACTTAATTCTTCATTGGGTTCTTCACTAGAAACACTATTTATATCTTCATTTGTATCTTCATTATCTGATGTATTTACAAAATTATAAATTTGTTCAGCTAACCAATTTGCATAATCATCCATCGTACTTTGATCTCTATTAATATTACCTTTACTTATTGAAGAACCATGCATTAAATCACTCCAAAGTGAATCTAGTACATCACTATGTCCATAATCTTCGTTACTGATTTTTTGAATTTTTAAATCTGGATTTGTTTTTTCCAAATTTTTACTATTTACAGCAAATAATGGTATAAAAGGAATTTCTAATTTTGGAAAAATAGAACCTTTGTATGATTTTTCTGCATTTAAAAATAAAATATTTTTTAAATAATTTATATTTTGATTTTTGTTTAATATATTTAAAATGTTAAAATTTAATAAACCTTCATTATCTACTGGATCTAAAAATATTGCCTTTTTAATATTTTTTTGTTTTTGAACTGTTTTAATTGCATTTACATACCCAGAAGAATGTGTTAATGGTATAATTTCTTTATATTCATCTCTTATATCATATAATAATTCTGTTGTTATAATATTATTATTTGTAACAACATTAACAGAAAAATTATAATTATTAAGACATCTAATAAAATTACTATAAATATCAGCAGGAATTAATGAATTTGCACCTGTATAAAATACTAATACATTCATATCTTTTTTATCTAATATTTTTGGTTCATATACTTTAATTATATTTGAATCATAATTTCTTTTATATATATTCACTGGTATATTTAATACATATGCATTTACGATAGAAATAAATATATATAAAAATTTCATGTTTATATTTATATTAATAAAATTATATTTAATACATATTAAATATAAATATATATTTATTAACTAATAATATGCAAATAGAAGATTTTAATATAAAATACCATTCTGAAAATTTAAATAAAAATGGTTATACAATAATAAATAATGTTTTTGATAAAAATGAAATTGAAGAATATATAAAAGAATACAATATATGGAAAAATAATATTCCTAACTTTAATTACTTTCATACTAACATAGAAAGAAATGGTATTCATAAATATTATGAAGTTGGTCATCAACGATTTGCTTGGTTAGCAAGAACAAATCCAAAAATTACTAATATTTTTAAACAATTATGGAATACTGATGAGTTAGTGACTAGCTTTGATGGTTGTTGTTATTACCCAAATGATTATAGTTATGATCAAGGATATTGGACGCATACTGATCAATCTTCTAGAAAAAAAGGGCTACATTGTTATCAATCTTTCATAAGTTTAACAAACAATACTCAACGTACATTAGTTTTATACAAAGGTTCACATTTATTACATGAAGACTATTTTACAACAATGGAAATAGATGAGCCACGCGATTGGAATATTTTAGATAAAAAATATGTTAATGAATTAGTAGAAGATAAAATTTTATTAGATGTAAAAGCAGGTGATTTAGTTATATGGGATTCACGTACATTTCATCAAAATACTTGTGGAGATACAAATTGTAAGGAAGAGAGATTAGTACAATATTTATGTTATTTACCAAAAAATGCCGAAGGTAATAATGATGATCAAAAAAAAAAACGTTTAAATTACTTTAATAGTATTAGAACGACAAGTCATTGGCCATATCCTATGAATCCTGTACCAAAACAACCTAATAATTATAATTATTATTATCCTGATAATGCAATATATATAGATTATGATTCTTTAGAAATACCTGAAATAGATGATCTTATGGATAAAATTAAAAAATTATTATAAATTTAAATTAAAAAATATTAAAATTTATAATTTATTTTCAATTATATGTTTGATAAAAAAATCAAAAAAAAAATATCAAAAGATCAATTAGAAAGACATAATGCAATAAAAGCACATGAAGAAATGGTTTTAAAATCACGTGGAGGTATTAATTTTTTATTTCAAGTAATAGAAAATAATAAATGCAATGAAGAACTATTTAAACAAAAAATAATAAGATTAAATAGAGAAATAACTGATTTAGAAAGTGAAATAAATAAATTAACAGAAATATATAAATTTAAAAATAATTTATATAGTTTATTTAATTTATATAATTTATATAAAAATTTATATAAAAATTTATATAAAAATTTATATATCAAAATCCAGTATAAATTTTCAATTATGAAAATTTTTAAACTTTTTGTAATATTAATGAATTTAATTTTTTTTATAAATAATTTTTATATTATTATTTAAAATATTAAATACTATAATATATATATATAATGTTTTTTGGATTAAATAATAAAAATTTTTTAAAATTTTTTTATAATGCGTTATTGACAGGAATGCCTAATTTAATGAATAATCCAATAAATAAAAATATTTTACATACTTCATTTACTATTGATGAAACATCTACATATATAAATTATAAATTAGATACAAATCAAATTAATAAAATTAATGATTTTTTAAATCAAAATAATAATTTAAATTTGTTACCTTCATCATTATTAAACGAAAATAGTAAAGATTTTTATTTAAGTATTAATATTTATAATTGTACTTCACCTATATTTGAATTTATTAGTAAAGAACCTGCTACAAGATGTGAATTAAATATATATGTTGAAGATAAAGATAATAAAAAAGGTACATTAATTATGGATTATGAATCTAATATATTATCTTTAGATCCTACTAATTTATTTAAAAAAGGTGGTAATATAAATTTTAATGAAGAAAAAGAAATTATTAGTGGTTTTGTTGATAGTAATAATTTTAAATTAGATTTTAATTATAATAAAAATTTAAATACAAATTTATTTAATAAAATAAGTAGTAATTTGTTAAAATTTACAGATAGAATTTACTATCCAAATGGATATTATGATAAATTATATTATGATTCTAGTTTAATTCATAATAAAATAATAGAAGTGACTGATAATTATGATGTAAAGTTTAATTTTTTTGATATAGACTTTAAAGATATAGATAGCATATTTTATTTTGAAGATAAAATTAATTTTGTAGGTGGATTATGGGAAAATATATATACCTTAGATTAAATCTAATTTTTATCTATTATTAAAATACCGATTAAATATATTACACCGAGATATTATTCTTGATCTAAATCTATTTACATAATTTATATTATTATTTAATTCTAAATTATGTAATTCATTGTTTACATCTTCTATAATATTATGTAATGTAGTTACATTATTATCATCATTTTCATGTGGAGAATCTTGTGAAACTGTTGTTTCTGTTATAGGTGTTAAACTATTTTCATCATAATATAATGGAGAATCTCTCAAAATATTTGGTGATTCTGGAATTGATATAGTTAAATTATTTTCTATTATACTTTCTTTTCTACAAGTCGGACAATTATTATTTTTAGAACACCATTTTTCTATACAATCTTTATGAAATATATGATTACACTTTGTTTTAAAACTATTATTATTATTATTATTATTAATAATATTTAAACAAATATTGCAAATATCTTCTTTATTCATTATATAATCTTTTTACATTTTTTTATATTAATTTATATTTAATTTTTTATTTAAAAGTAGTATTAGTATATAAACGATAAAGTGTATAAAATGCAAAAATTATAGCAATAATATGAGCCAACATAAATAAATAATTTATAATTAGTAATGTATTAATATTATTAAATTTTTTTAATTTGCTATATAAAATTACACTATTATATAAAAAATTATTTAATATACTAGATGATATTAAAATACATAAAGATACTATTACCATTCCTTGAGTATATATTTTACTTTTTCCTCTATAAAATCTTGAATAACCCAATGCAGCAAAAGAAACTGCAGTAGTTAAAGCAACATTTCTGATTGTTGTTTGATAAAACATAATTAAATCTTTATAACTTTTAAATTTATTTGTAGTATTATCAAAATTTCCAAATATTTTATCCATTATATATATATATATATTAAAAAAAAATTTTATTTAAAACTATTATTGTTATTAATATTAATATGATTATAAATAATATTAATAAATTATTATTAAAAAAACCTTTAATTAAATTACGTACTAATACTTTATTATTATCTAATAATACAATATACAATCCAATTATAGGTAGTAATTTAGGTATACCATTAAATATATTACAATATATATCAACTACTACTTATTTTGGAGAAAATATAATTAATTATGAATTAATTAATCTACAATTTGCAATTGGAATATTTACATATGGTACTGATAGATTATTTGACGCATTAGAATATAAAAAAAATCAAAAAAATGAAAAAAGTATATATTCTATTGAAAAACAAAATTACTATCAATACTTATTAAATAATCTATATATAAATTATGCTGTTATTTTTTCTAGTTATATTTATATAATTTATATACTATATGATAATGAAAAAACTTATTTTCCTATAATATTATTAACTTCAACTCTTGGATACAAATCATTTAAAGAGAATTTTGGTATTTTAAAAGCGTTTTATATAGGGGTTTTTTGGACAATTGGAACTACAATATTACCTATAATTTATTATGAAAATAATTATAATATACTAGATAATCCATCTATTTATTTACCAATATTTTTTTCAATGTTTGCATCTAGTAATTTATTAGATATTAAAGATTTAGAAGAAGATAAAAAAGAAAATATTTATACTTTACCTGTCATTTATGGAAAACAAAATTCTATTTCTATAAGTCATATTGGTATTGTTTTTGCATTATTAATTATTATGTTAAATGAAAATTTTTATAATAATATATTTGTTTCTTCTTTATTTGAATTGCAAACTTTTAGTTTATTTTTTTTAAATTTTAAAGATAATAATAATAATGAAGAGATTTAGAATAAATTTTAAAAATAATACTAATAAAGATATTATTAGTATTAAACCTAATATTGCTATTATAATTTCTATTTTTATAACAACAAGCTTTGGTTATTTATTTAAAAACTTTTTATAAATTTATTTTTCATCTATTAAAAATATGTATATTCCTGATAAAATTGTAAAAATTCCAAATATCTTTCTTAAAAAATTTGTATCTATTTTTTTTATATATAATGAAGAAAAATATGATGCTAATGTAAATACTAAAGCAATATATAATCCTGCATATATATCTACAAAACCATCTTTATAAAAATTATATGCTGCAAAAATTCCAATAGGTGGTAAAAGCATAACTAATGATGTACCTATTCTATTTTTTAAATTTCCTAATAAACCAAATAATGTTAGTAAAGGAACTATTAATATTTCAGAACCACCACCTAATAATCCTCCAATTAAACCAGTTGTAATACCTATTATAGTGAATCCAATATAACTATTCATTAATATATAAAAATTTTTTATTTTTATTTTTATTTTTATTTTCATTTTTATAATAATTTAATAAACTAAATGAAGTCAAGTAAAATATTAACTCAAAAGGTAATAAAAATTTGTAATTTGTAGTATTTTTTTTACATAAAATATTTTTTGTATTTCCTATATTATTATTAAATAATAAATTTATATATTTCATTTCACAGTTACAATCTTTACAATCAGACATAATTATATTATTAATAATTATTATTTATAATATATTTAAAATAATAATTATCAATTTTATAAAAATAAAAAATTTATATATTTATTTAATTAATCAACATCATCTATATCTACTACTCTATCACTACCGTGTGTTGTTTCATTATTTGAATAAGATTTTGGCATTTCTCCTGGCATTTCTCCTGGCATTCCCCCTGGCATTCCTCCTGGCATATCTGCCATCATTTTTTCTTGCAATGGTTTCATTGCATCTTGAAATTCTGAAAGTTTTCCATCATATTCTTCTTTAGAAGCCATTTGATTATGTTCAAGCCATGCAACATTTTCTTCTACAATTTTTGTTAATTCTTCTTTCATAGAAGAATCAATTAATGCACCTATTTTTTCATCACTTAAAGTTGACTTAAATTGAAATACTTGATTTTCAAAATTATTACGAGAATCTATTAAAGATTTTGCTTTTTCATCATCTTCTTTAAATCTTTCTGCTTCTTCTACCATTTTATCAATGTCTTCCTTACTTAGACGACCTTTATCATTTGTTACAGTAATATTATCTGTTTTACCACTTGATTTTTCACATGCTGTAACATTTAATATACCATTTGAATCTAAATCATAACTAATTTCAATTTGTGGAACACCACGAGGCATTGGAGGAATTCCTTGTAATGTAAATTCTCCTAATTTATTATTATCTTTTGTAAATTGTCTTTCACCTTCAAAAACTTGAATAGTAACAGCTGGTTGATTATCACTATATGTACTAAACGTTTGTGATTTTTTTGTTGGAATTGTAGTATTACGTTCTATAATTTTTGTCATAACACCACCACTTGTTTCTACCCCTAATGATAATGGTGCAACATCTAATAATAGTAAATCATCTATTTTAGAATCTTTAACACCTGAAAGAAGCGCCGCTTGTACTGCAGCACCAAATGCAACTGCTTCATCTGGATTTATTGATTTATTAAGAGATTTACCGTTAAAAAAATCTACTAATTGATTTTGAATTTTTGGAATACGTGTAGAACCACCAACTAATACTACTTCATGAATTTGTGACTTACTAATTCCACTATCTTTAATTACTTGTTCTACTGGTTCAAATGTTTTTCTAAAAAGATCACCACATAATTCTTCAAAACGAGCTCTTGTTATATTGCTAATATAATCTATTCCTTCAAATAAACTATCTATTTCTAAATTTGCATGTGTTGCTGATGAAAGAGTTTTTTTTAAATTTTCACATGCTGTTCTTAATCTGCGTATTGAACGTTTATTAGTATTTAAATCTTTTTTATGTTTTCTTTTAAAATCTTGGGTAAAATGATGAACAAGACGAGTATCAAAATCTTCACCACCTAGTCTAGTATCACCTGCTGTAGCTTTTACTTCAAAAACACCATCTTCTATGCTTAATAATGTAACATCAAAAGTCCCACCACCTAGATCATAAATTAATATATGTTTTTCCTTACCATCTTTTGTCTGGTCTAAACCATATGCTATTGCTGCTGCAGTAGGTTCATTAATTATACGAAGTACATTAAGACCTGCAATTGCACCAGCATCTTTAGTAGATTGGCGTTGTGAATCATTAAAATATGCTGGTACTGTAATAACAGCACTATCAACTTTTTCTCCCAAATATGCTTCTGCAGTTTCTTTCATTTTAACAAGAACCATTGATGAAATTTCTTCAGGTTGAAAATCTTTAATTTCACCTTTATAATTTGCTTGAATAATAGGTTTATTATTTTTATCTATTACTTTGAATGGAAAATGTTTTATATCATCTTGTGTTGATTTATCACTATAAATACGACCAATTAAGCGTTTTGCATCAAAAATTGTATTTTCTGGGTTTTGAGAAGCCTGGTTTTTTGCAGAGTTACCAACTAATCTTTCGTTATCTGTAAATGCTACATATGAAGGGGTTGTTCTTGTGCCTTGATCATTTGCAATAATTTCACATTGACCATCCTTCCATACTCCAACACATGAATAAGTTGTACCTAAATCAATACCTATAGCAACCATATAAATATATATTTTGTATTGAAGTGTTTTTAAATGTTTTTATTAAAAATAAAAAAATTTAAAAATAAAAAAATTTAAAAATTTAAAAATAAAAAAATTTAAAAATTATTTATAAATTTTCATAAGTAATAGAAGAATTTACATTTGGTAAATTAGCAGATTCTAAAATATTACATAATTTAGTTAATTTATTTGTTATAGTATTTAATTTGTTTTCTAAATTATAAACTTCATTTTTTAATAGATTTAAATTTGCATTTGTTTCATTTGATAAATTATTACTTTTAATAGCATAATTTTTTGCAATAGATATTTCTGAAACTATTACTGCTTGTTGAACATTTGTTAAATTTGTATTGTCCATATTTATAATATATATTATATATAATATATATTATAA